CCAAATCAAACAAGAATTTACACAAGGACAATGGCCAAAGGGTTGTGTACGATGCCGTATTGAAGAACAAAACAGTATTGCTAGCAAGAGGCAATTAGATTATGATCGCTGGCAGGAACAATATCAACAATATAATTTTGACACCAATCAATGGATCACCGCCAGCATAGCGTTTGGTAATACTTGCAATTTGAAATGTATCACTTGTGGTCCTTACAGCAGTAGCAAATGGCAAAAAGAATATGAAAAAATATATCTGGACAACATTAGGCCTGTAAAATTTTACAGAAGTGATTTTGTAGAAAAGTTTATAGAACAGGCACCAGAGATTATTCATTTAGACGTACCTGGTGGAGAACCGTTTCTATCTGGAGTACAAGAACAAAAACACTTGTTATGGCATTACATAAAAACAAAACAGGCCAAGAACATTAGTTTACATTATACAACCAACGCAACTTTGTTTCCAGACCAAGAGTGGTGGGATATTTGGCAGCATTTTAAAAATGTTGACATCCAGCTCAGTATCGACGGTGTCGGTAACAAATATGAATACATTCGATATCCAGCCAAGTGGGACGTGGTAGTTGAGAACACCAATCAATACCTGAAAAAACACATGCATAATATTCAGCTCAGTGTGAGTCACACAGTAAGTGCCTACAACATTTATTATCTTGATGAATTTTTCACATGGTGCGAAAGTGTTGGACTGCCTAGACCCTGGGCCGGGCGAGTACATAATCCTATACATATGCGGCCAACAGTATGGCCAACCGCGGCAAGAAATACCATTGCTGATCATTTAAAATCCAGTACCTATGAAGATGTGCGCAATTGGGCACAGCTATTACAAACTCAAGATGACAGCAACAAGTTTGCTGAATTTAAAATATATCTTCTACAACACGACCAGTACAGAGGATTGAATTTTGCAGAAACGTTTTATGAGCTATCGGAATTGTTAAATGACTAGTAGAAAAGATTATCCAATATATCAAGTATTAGAAAAAAAGAGTAAATTTTTCTGTCCAGCAAAATGGACTGAGTTATTTTTGTATCTAAATCACGGCAGTAGCAACAGTTGTCATCATCCTATTCCTCATGAAATTCCTAGAGAGTTGTTGAGTAATCCTGCGGTGTTGCACAATACCCCACACAAATTAGAAATGCAAAAACTCATGATGGACGGTGTTCGCCCAAATGAGTGTCACATGTGTTGGCATATAGAAGATTCAGATCCAAATGCGGTAAGCGACCGCATTGTAAAAAGTCAACTCTGGCATGACAAAATTGCAGGACTTGAGGTCAAGCCGGACTATGTACCACCATTCATTGAAATAGTATTTGATAACTACTGTAACTTGACCTGCAGTTACTGCGACTCTGGGCAGAGTTCATCTTGGGCTGCCAAGATACACACACAATCATTACACCTTGTTACAGATCATCGTGAGCTGTATTCTAAGATTCACATTGCGCCAGGCACAACCAAACAAGAGTATCTTGAAGCCTGGCTTGCGTGGTGGCCAACAATACGTGACCAAGTAAAAGTGATCAAAGTCAGTGGTGGCGAACCTTTGATGAGCAAAAACTTTTGGAAATTTGTTGAATCATTGGGAGTGGCGCCAAATTTAGATATTGCTATCAACAGTAACTTCTCTGTGGATCCTGCACTAGTAAAACGATTTGCATCCTATGCTCCAAACTTTCGCGAAGTAACCATATGTGCTAGTATTGATGCAACAGGCAACATTGCTGAATACGCAAGGCAAGGTTTAAACTATCAGAAATTTTTAAACAACGTACATTACTGGTGTTCAAATACGCCAAATAACTGTTTCCTTATGTTGCAAAGCACTGTCAATGTGTTGAACATATGGGGCCTAACTGACAAGTTTGAGTTGAACGCACACTTGCGACACCTATACCCAGACAGGATGTTGAATTTTTACAGCACAATCGTACGAGCTCCTGAGTTTCAGTCTATCTCATTGTTGCCCCATATTACAAAACAAAATCTTAGCAACCAAATTCAAAATTGGATTGCTACCAATGATCAATCACTGACTCCTATTGAAAAAATATTAGCAAACAAAACAGTGAGCTATCTCATAAACGACCCGGAGCCCATGCATAAATTTGATAAACATCAGTTAGAAGTTGACTTTGTGTCATTTTTAATGTATTATAATCAAACAAGCAAGTTACAATATCAAGATGTGTACCCCAAAGAATTCTTAGAATGGATTCAAACAATAAAAAATTATGAAACAATGCACAATACAAATACGTGATGAAGTCAACATCAAGATTGAAGGTCTGGACCTTGACTGTCGCAAAAAACTAGTAAACACATTCAAGTATGAAATACCCGGAGCACGGTATCAACCTGCTGTGAGACTGGGTCGTTGGGACGGCAAGGTGGCATACTTTCAGTTGGGAGGCAGCAGTTACATCAACTTGTTGCCTGAGATCATTCCCATCCTGGAGCAGTACGACTACGACATTGAACTGGATGATCAGCGTGACTACTCCAATACGTTTGAATTTGAGGCCATGCAGGAACACACATTCCAGGACACAATGTGGCCTGTGGGGCATCCCATGGCAGGACAGCCTGTGATGTTGCGTGACTATCAAGTAGAGATTGTGAACAACTACTTACAGAACCCGCAGTGTATTCAAGAAGTGGCCACAGGTGCAGGCAAGACTCTAATGACAGCGGCCCTAAGTTGGAACGTGCAAAAATATGGCAGGTCCATCATTATTGTGCCCAACAAAGACCTTGTGCGGCAGACCGAAAAGGACTACATCAATCTAGGCCTGGATGTAGGTGTGTATTTTGGCGATCGCAAAGAGCTGGGCAAGACGCATACCATTTGCACTTGGCAAAGTCTCAACGTGTTGATGAAGAACTCAGCCAGTGGTGTTGCTGACTTTACTATACTGGACTTTATGGAAGGTGTGGTATGTGTGATTGTAGACGAAGTTCACATGGCCAAAGCTGATGCACTCAAGACCATGCTCACAGGTGTGATGTCGAGAGTACCAATTCGTTGGGGACTCACAGGCACAGTGCCAAAAGAGAAGTTTGAAAGCCAAAGCCTGTTGGTGAGCCTGGGTCCTGTTATCAGCAAGCTCAGTGCCAGCGAATTGCAAGACCGTGGTGTGTTGGCCCAGTGTCATGTGAACATTGTGCAACTGCTGGACCACGTGGAGTTCAGCAACTATCAAAGTGAACTTAAATACTTGCTGGAAGAAAAAGGTCGCCTGGATGCCATGGCAGGATTGATCCTGCAGATCAACGAAACTGGGAACACCTTGGTACTAGTAGACCGTGTGGCAGCGGGCGCTGAACTAGTGGCCAGACTGGGAGACAAAGCAGTGTTTGTGAGTGGTGCCACTAAATCAAAAGACCGTCAAGACGAATATGATCAAGTGGCTGAAGCAACGGACAAAATCATTGTGGCCACATATGGAGTGGCTGCTGTTGGTATTAATATCCCCCGTATTTTTAACTTGGTTCTTGTTGAACCAGGAAAAAGCTTTGTCCGTGTTATCCAAAGCATTGGTAGAGGAATTCGCAAAGCAGAAGACAAAGACCATGTTCAGATCTGGGACATAACCAGCACCTGCAAGTTTGCCAAGCGGCATTTGACCAAACGCAAGCAGTTCTATCGCGATGCTGAATATCCTTTCTCAGCAGAGAAGCTGGATTGGATGAAGTTGGCATAAGGTTGACAATTGCCACACAAACCTGTATTATTAAACATATGCGAATTTTAACCTTAGACAACCAACACTACAACCTAGATCATTTGCCTGAAGAAATTGATGATATGCGCTTTGCTATCCTTGACAATTCAGACCCCAAAGATCCTGACTATCATTTTATACCACTTATCTTTTTGGAAAGTTTTAACAGCCCAGCCTTGGTGCTACGCATAGGCAAAAACACAATTCGCATGCCCATGGACTGGCAGATCTTGATAGGCGAACCTGAAGTAGGAGATCTTGAAGTGTTGCCCTTGACATCAATCAATGACCGTGGGTTCCGAGTGTTTCAGTTCAATCCCCTGACCAGCTTCCGTCCCAGTTTCCCTGACATTGAAATCCTGGATGTATATCATGAAGTGTCGTGGTATGCGCCCAAGCTCAAAAACGGCCAAATGCTGGCAGTGCCATTGAACGACGATCCGGAACCCGACTGTGTGTACTTTGTAAAAGACGTAAGTCGCAACTGTGAAATTGTAGACTACAACAAGGCTTGGTAACCAATGGGTGATCTAACTCCTGGTGCAACATACATTTACGAACGTGCCGATGGCGTTACTTACGCCCGTGAGTTCGGCGCAGACCCGAGCACCAGAGTAGCAATAGGATCTGATTACGATCCAGTAACTGGTCACAGAATAGACTACGATAAGAGAACAGAAGACGGCAGGCCGTTACACGAACATATAATGGACGCTAAATTATGGGGCGAAATTCGGCGAGCTGCCAAGACCAATCCCACTTTACAAGATGCCCTAGATCGTGTTATAATGATCCACAACCTGAGCAAAACCCATGAGTGACAAACTAAACATTGCCAATGAGATGCGACAATTTGATCGCAAGAATCGAGACTTCTACGACGAGCTCACAGCCGAAGAACGCAAGAAGTTTAGTAACTATCTCATGATACGTTGGGGCAGTTCCGTTG